TTGTCTTTCATAAGTCGGCTGTGGGAACAGTTAAGCTTATGGATATGACTACTGAGATATCTGGTTCTGATTACGGAATCATGTATCAAGGTACATTGATGGTTGCTAAATATGCTCTTGGTCATGGAATCCTAAGACCAGAATGTGCAGCTACTATCAAGCTTGCTGCTTCTTAACTTACCTCGAAGGGTACTCAGCAATGGGTACTCTTCTCTTACTATTTGGAGAACATCATGTATCACAGCACTAAAAAAAAGAAGAAGAAAAAAATGGGTGGTAGGGAATCCCTTAAAATAAAAAAGTAAAGAACCATGACTGTAGCTGCAAGCACTGAACTAGAAGCTATTAACATTATGTTGGCTTCTATTGGAGAAGCTCCCATAAATACGTTGACAGGTACTTTACCTGTTGATGCAAAACTGGCACAGAATACCTTGTCAGAAATTAACAAGGGAGTTCAATCAGAAGGTTGGTCTTTTAATACAGAGATTGATGTTGTTCTGACCAGAGATTCCAGTAACAATATTAATCTTGCAGCTAATGTCATTAGTGCAGATCCTAATATTCATCATCATCCTGACGTTGATGCAATACAAAGAGGTCTTAAGTTTTACGATAGAAAAAATCATACCTTTGAATTTACAGCAGATCTCAAAAGTACTGTTGTATTCCTGAGAGATTTTGATGAGATACCAGAACCTGCCAGAAGATATATAACAATCAAAGCTTCCAGAGTATTTGTTGATAGGTTAGTAGGTGATGAAGGATTAAGATCTTTCAGTCAACAGGACGAAGTAAGAGCTAGAGCTATACTGATGGAAACAGACTTGGAGAATGGAGATCATAATTTACTAAGAGGAGATCCATCACTTACAAGTGTGTTTGATACATACAGCCCTTCCAACGCATTAATTAGGTAACTATGGCAATAGTATCTAGAGCAATTCCTACCTTGCTCAGAGGAGTTTCACAGGCTTCTGATTCTACAAAACAACCAGACCATGCTGATATACAGGACAATGCTGATAGCAGTCCTGTGCAAGGCTTACAGAAGCGTAGTGGTACTCAATACTTAGCAACTCTTAGTAGCTTTCCTACTGATGCTAATGTTCATATACATACGATAAATAGAGATACAACAGAAAGATATGTTTCAGTATTTACTAATGGTGCTATAAAAGTTTATGAGATTGACGGAACTTTAAAAACTGTTAACACACCTGATGGTACTACTTATTTACAAACAACAAATCCAAGAAGTGAAATAAAAACTGTAACTATTGCTGACTTTACCTTTGTTGTTAATACATCAAAAGTTATTGCAATGGACTCTACTTTAAGTGGAGGAACACAAACACAAGCAATAGTATTTTTTAATCAGGTATCAGATAAAACCAGTTATACCGTTACTGTTAATAGCACTACAGCTACGCATGATACAAGTAGCGATAATCCTTTAAGTACGACAACTGTAGCGACAAAAATAAAAGATAAATTGTTAGGTCAAAATAGTGAATCACCCACATCAGGTTCTGCTCTATCTGGTTTTACTATTGATCAAAACGGACCTGTTTTATATATAAGAAAAAATGATTCTAGTACCTTTACTATTGATAGTAATGACACTCAAGGTAATACACAAATAACAACAGTAAAAGATTCAGTACAAAGGTTTTCTGATCTACCAGCAGTTTCACCTAATGGTTATGTAGTAGAAGTTAAGGGTGACGATAATACAAATTTTGATAATTACTTCGTTAAATTTGTCACTAATAACGGTGGAGCATTTGAAGAAGGACAGTGGGAAGAAACTCTTAAACCAGGAATAAATTTTAAATTTGATTATGACACCATGCCCCATGTCTTGATTAGACAGTCAGATGGTAATTTTATATTTGCAAGAGTTGATGGTGGTACTTATACCGTTAGTGGAACTACTTTTACTTTACCGTTGTGGGCAGAACGTACTGTTGGTGATTTAGTAACAGCACCAAACCCTAGTTTTGTTGGTAATAAAATTAATAACGTATTTTTCTTTAGAAACAGATTAGGTTTTTTATCTGATGACAATGTAGTGTTATCAAGAGTTTCAGAGTTCTTTAACTTCTTTCCAGAAACAGTCTTATCTGTAATTGATTCAGATCCTATAGATGTAGCAGCTTCTCATACAAAAGTTTCAATACTAAAGCATGCTAAAACAATGGGTCAGGAACTTATATTGTTTTCAGATCAGACACAGTTTGTATTGTCAGCTTCATCTGATGCCTTGACACCAAAGACAGCAAACGTAAACGTAGCAACTGAATTTGAAAATGATACCAATAGTGTTCCTGTATCTAGTGGAAGAAGTATTTATTTTCTTATAAAGAAAGGTTTATTTGCAGGGGTGAGAGAATATGTGACGATGGAAGATCTGACGATAAAAGAAGCAGCAGATATAACAATCCATGTACCTAAATACATACCAGCAAACATATTTAAGATGGCAGCTTCTACAAATGAAGATGTCTTAGTTCTTATTGGTACAGATAATCCAAACAAACTTTATATCAACAGATGGCTGTATGGAGAAAGAGGACAGAAAATATTAAATGCTTGGTCTACTTTTATTTTAAATACCAATAAAACAATATTAAATGTAGATTTTATTGATACTGATTTATTTATGGTCGTTAGAAATACTAATAATGTTACCTCTATAGAAAAACTACCATTTGAATCTAACTTTACAGAGACTAATGCAGACTTTGAGTTTCATTTAGATCATAAATTAACAGAAGCTTCTACTGGTGTATCTGTAGCTTATGTAGCTAGTACAAATACAACAACTTGGACTTTACCCTATAGAACCTATGCACAGATGGCTGTTGTTGGTAGACATTTAGCATCAGGTGAAACCAGCACCTTTATTTCTGCACCCAATACAAGTGCCACAACATTAGGTGCTGGACAGGTTATAAGTACCACAACAACTAATACTGATGGTTCTACATTAACTATTACAGCTACAGGTGATTACAGGTTATCAAAAGTAATTATTGGTGAGCCTTATGAAATGCACTATAGATTTTCTGCTCAACGATTAACAGAACAAGTACCAGGTGGTGGTGGTGAATTTATCAGTGGTCGTTTACAACTGCATCATTTCTACATCAAGTTTGAAAATACAGGATTCTTTAAAGTAGAAGTAACACCAGAAAATAGAGACACATCCACTCATAAATTTACAGGTAATTTACTAGGTGCTGCTTCCAGTACGATAGGTTCTGTAAATCTTGAAACAGGAACATTTAGAGTTCCGATAATGAGCAGAGCAGATAGAGTTGATATTGATATAAAGAATAGTACTTTCCTTCCTACAAAATTAAACAGTGCTGAATATGAGGCAAGATTCCATATGAGAAGTAGGAGGGTGTAGATGGGGCATTTGAGAAAAGCTAATTTACAAGACCTTAGATATGTTGCTAAGAATATGAGAGAAGTAGATAAGATAGAAGCTTTCTACCAATCAGGACAAGAACCACTACAAGCCCTTCAGTTAACTTATATGTGCAGCAAGGTAAATATGGCTATAGCTGATGATAATGATCAACCTATGGGTCTTTGTGGGGTGGTAGATGGTGGTGTTATATGGATGGTTGCTACAGATAAATTGTTTGAAAATAACAAATATAAAATACAACTAATAAGAAAAGGTCGAAAATGGGTTGATAACCTGTTGAAAAAATACAAAATCCTATATAATTTTGTATATGCAGAGAACGATTCTGCTATCAAATGGTTAAAGTCTCTTGGGTTTACCTTTATTCAATATCACGAACATTACGGTATGCAGGGTAAACCATTCTACGAATTTCTGAGGATTGCATAGATGTGTGTTGCAGCATTACCAGCATTAGGACTAGGTTCGGCAGCACCTTTGTTTTACGCATCGTTAGGACTTAATGCTGTTACTGGTCTTGCACAGAGATCTGCTGCACAGTCAGCAGCAAACCAGACTTATCAATCAGCTTTGATAGCACAGAGATCAGCAGAAGAATCTTTTGCTAGGCAACAGGAAGCGTTAGGGGCAGAGCTTAAAGAAACAAGAGCTTCAGCAGCACAAGAAAAGTTAGCAGCAACTATA